GGGAATATAATTTGATCGTACTCTAAATTTTTTATAACGTAATTAAATAAACTTTCGTTATCAACAGTTGGTATTTCTATGTCTACTGCTTGCCCTAAACAATGTTGACTTTTTGCTGAGCCACCTATGGCTTTGTTTAGTTCTGGGGATCTATAACCACTATTAGGACTAAAAGCAATTTTGTAGTGATCTCTAATTGGTTGTACTACATTTTCACAAAGATTAATTAAATTGTTAAGTATTTCTTCATCTTGAATAGAATTATCTATTTCTTTACGTTTAGCAGTTTGACTTTTAACAAACTCACGGATTGTAAAGTTCTTACTAAGTTTAGTATTTTCGTCCCAATCGTTCACGAGTAACTGGTTCTTTTTCTGCGATTTGACATAACTGCGCCACAACCTTTGTTTAAGCGCGTAACAATACCGCCATCTTTTTTTTTGACAATCGTTTTTACATTGGTTGGTTTACCACCAACGCCTTGAGGCTTGGCTCTTTTTCTAGCTACCGCACTTTTTCTTTGAGCTGCTGTCATGCTGTTAGCTTTGGCTCTGGGCACACACTTAGGATATTTTCTTTTTGAACCTTTGACTTTGGCTCGACCACAGCTTTGAAACTTGCCATCTTTTTTAGGTGCACCGATATCTACCCAATCACCTTTAGGGCCTTTACCAAACCATTCTGTTAATCCACCTTTAGGCTTTGCCATTTCTTTTTACCTTTTTGTTAGCAGCATTTCTAATGGCTTGTTTGCCACGTTTAAAAATGCTTACCACTTCATTTTTTTTCATAACTTTAGCACGCTGTTCGCCCACTGTTAATATTTGTATTTTGCGAGCAAAAGGTTTTTTAATCTTTTTAACTTTCGCTACCGTAGCCCTAGCATCAGCAGGTGTAGCAAATTTTATCTTAACGGTATCTTTAGGATTTTCGTCAGTATATAACCTTCTGCCAGAACCTTTTGGTTTTTTACCTGTGCCTTTTTTAGGATCTCTACGTTTAGGCATCTGATTCCTCTTCAATATGATAATTTAATGTAATTTCTTCGTTTTTCTTTATGTCCTTTATAGCAATTAAATTGTATGCTCGATAATCATCCCAGTCTAAAGTTTCTATTAAACAACAATTAAAATCTTTTGAATGATTAACAAAACCACCGAGAGGCGTACGTATATATCCAGCAATTATTGGAACTTTTATGTGCGTCATACCTAAATCTGTATTTGATTTAATTTTTTTAGTAGCAAAAATACCTAAACCTTCTATGGAGCTAGACTTTATTGTTAAGTAATCTGGTAGTGGCTTATAATAAAATTTATTAAACTTCATTATTTATGATCTATAACCACCGCCACGTTTTTTATAAGTTCTAACCAACCAAGCATTAGCATAAGCTGAAGGATAAACTTTAAATTTACGTTTGGCTTCAGCTTTTACTCTAGAGTACAGAGCTGGATTGGTTGGCTTAGCACCGCTTTTCTTTTTCTTAACGCTACCACCTTTTTTTAATTTAAGAGCGGCCAAGCTTCTAGCTTGTTTAGCATGTGCGTTACTAGCTTTTTTTAAAGCTTTTGTAACTTTTTTTACCGTTCTTTTTACTTTCTTTCTAGCTACCATTTAACACCTCCATCTTTTTCGTGCTTGTCTTAATCTAGAATTAGGATTCTTTGCTGCTTTCGGAAACTTTTTCATTTGTCCAGCGGATCTGGCACAAAAAGATTTACGGCGCTTGGCAGCCTTGCTACCTTTTTTAACCTTACCAGTTACTGCTGTTTTTAATTTAGATCCTGGATTTAACTTTCGATAAGCTTTAACTCCAGCTTTAGTCATTCCAGCCCCTTTTTTAGTAGCACGAAAGTTCTTTTTATTTCTAGCTGGCATCTTGCCTTTTTTTCTAGTCGTCTTTGCCATTTGTGCTCTACTGATTGCCACTTATTTGTTTTTTATTTTTATAAATGTTTTGCGTCCCAAGGCTTGGTTTCTTTTCATCTTGCTTTCTGCTTGTTCCAAAGTAGCATTAGTCATAATTGGTATTTCATAACCATGTTGATAAACGTCATATTTAGTTTCTTTTGTCATATTAATCCTCTATGAAATTGTAATGTTAATAGTTCCTAAGCTAGAAGTCATTTGTGGACTAAATCTAACTTTGCTATCAACAACAGTAAGTATAGCAAATGGTTCGCTAATATCGGCAAATCCAACACCATCAAATACTTGCAATGAATTAGTCGTCGTATTAAAAATAATAGTACCAGCGTTAAAATTAGATTGATCTCTTTCTGTCGTAGTAAATTGTTCAGTATTGATAGGATCAAACTCGCCTAAGTTTAATTCTAATAATCTAACCAAGCGATTAAATAAATCCGGCGTTACCAAACCATTAGCAATAGGTAATCTAGTGCCTAATAGTTTTGCCATTATCTTCTGCCGTCAGCTTGAATATCGTAACGAGTTGCCCCTAAACGCCAACCTACACCTAAATTACCATTGTTGCCATCGTTAGACGCTAAACGTACTACTGCTTGTCTGCCTCTAGCTCTAATGTGGCCTTGTTTAGTACTTGGTGTAACAGTTGAAGTTTGCCCAGAACTCAACGTATCGCCTGGAAAATTTCTAGTTTTAGTAACTATATTAACGTTAGAAGCTGCATCATCATCTAAAAATTTTACATCTGGTATAACTTTTTTTAAAAAAGAAAAACTATCGCCGTCGCCTAAATCAAAATCAGACGACTCAATAAAAACATTGGTCATTTCAGCGCCGTCATTATCAAAGCCAAACTCATGTTGATAAAGATAGTTACTACCAACAGCTTGTGGGTATTCTTCAATATTAGAATCTAACCAAGCAGTTCTATTCAGTTGTCCGTAATACCAAACTTGTTCTTGATAATTATAAATTACATACCTATCTATTTCAGTGGCACTAGCAGATGGGTAGAACCAACCTACTTCAGAATGTTTATTGTTACTAAAGCCGTGTATTTTAAAACCTTGTTCTTGATTGATATCACTAAAGACATAGTTTCTAACGGTGCAAGGTATTTGTTGCACTGTGCCATTGTATAAATAGAAAGAATCATAACTCATAAAAAAGACACCGCTAGGCGCAGTAATCGCTGCTTTAGGTCCTATTAGCCCAGTGTTTTCATTTATTAAATTTAAACCAAAGGTAAATGGCGGCCCAATAAATTGCATACTGTAAATGGCAGTATCAGTAAAAACAATTATCTCTTGTCTGGCTTTTACTGCACCAATAATTTTAGAACCAGAGGATAGTCTTAGTGACCCAGCTGTATTGGTTGTTAAGGTTCTAAAATCTAATGGGTTTTCTTGATCACTAAAAGCAATAAGCATGGGATCTATCTCGCCAGATCTTGAGTCGTTAACAATTGGATCTGTGCCAAAAACAATTAAATGTCGATCAGTCTCTGAAGTTAAAACTTGCAAAGCTCTTGTTGGAACTTGATTTGCACCTGTTTGACTACTTAACTCAACTGCTCTGTTGCCTGTGCCATTATTTTCAACCCAACGATAAATACCACCACCTCGAACATTTAAAATTAAATCTTCACCGTAGTTGTCATGACTCCAAAGCCTTAAATTATTTAATGAAGTTTCTACTCCAGAGGTTGCGGCTTCACCCCAACCATTGAAGTCATTAGCAGCATCGGCATTGCCTGTAACTAATTGCACGGTAGCGCCGTCACTATGCGCTGCTGCTGTAGTTCCTTGCACACCACGAGTACAACTGCTCAAAGTATTTGTGGAAACTGAACCAATAGTTATCAATTCTTCGCCTATCAAAATAGTATCATTAGCTACAAAACCAGTGGCACTGGTTAATATAATGGTTGTGTCAGAATTAGAAATACCGCCTGAATCATTTAAAGTTGTAGTCAAAGCACCGTCTGTATTACCACCCCAAAGACCTGCACCCCAACCTGTGGATCTAACTACTATATCTAAACCAGTGTTTACCTGATAGACACCATCCGTGCCTGAACCACTATTACCTGTATCACTACTGTTAGCTGTAACCGTGCTACCAGAAGTATCTTTAGCGGTAATGTTATAAGTATTACCATCAACAATATTTGTTATTTGATATTCTTGATTTAGGACAGTAGCTGTAATTAAACCACCTAAACTAACTGCTCCAGAAATAGTAACGAAATCATTTACCACAGCCCCATGAGCATCGTCAGTTACTGTTAAAGTAGACGAGCCATTGGTAGCAGCAAAGGTTATTGAATTGGTGCTGGTTTTTCTAATTGGTGTAATATCGTTGTAGGCATTGTTGTTTTCAACTACGTAATATTTTAAATGTGTGCCTATTCCTAAATATTTAACTCCTGCTAGAGAAACAAAATTATGTAGCGCTCTAGCTGTGCCTTGATAGGTAGAGGTTAAAAGTTTTTGCCAACCGCCAAATTTTTCAGGCAAGCCCATACGAAAACGTACCAAGTTGCAATCAAACCAACTGCTACCATTATCGTATGAAGTACCTTCACGATTTATCCCAGGTTGAAAAGTTATTTTTTGTAGAGCCATTTTTTTATTTTACACAAAAAAATAAACTAGATAAGTTAGAAAAGCGATGTTTTTACCATAAAGCCAGTAATGGTTAACATTAGAGTACCAAAAAAAACTAAACCAGCTCTAATGCTTTTATTTATTGCTTTTACTTCGGTTT